ACCAGCATTGAACTCTTCATATAATTTTACATACTTTACCACAAATGGATATTATTTTTGTAAAGTATATATCCTATCGAAAAACTAAAGTTTAACCTGATAAGTTTTATTAGGAAAGCCTTGGGTGTTATAAGTTTTGATGCGTTCTTTACCGTGCCTGAATAGGTAATTGTTCTTATATCGATTATCGGTACCATATCTAAAGTCATCAACAAAGTCCCATAAGTAAACCTTGTCTTTTCCATCCTTTAATCGCATTCCACGACCAATTGATTGCCTAACAAGCCTATCAGATTTGTAACTTTCAACAAAGAAAATATGGTGAAGATTATTAATTGATATCCCTTGTGCGAATGTACCAAATGATGCTACAAGTATTCTATTATCTCCGGTTTCCATTCCTGCTTTATATTCCTCTCTAATATCTTGGGCTGTTCCACCATCAACATAATATGCAACCTTATCATCAAAGTTTTCTCGTGCATATTGATAAATTCTTTTGCCATATCCATATTTGACATCTAGGAATAATACTAGTGCATTTTTGGTAGTCTTGCCTATTATATCACATATATATTTGAACCTAGCTCGGTTTTCAATAACCAACTTCCTTTCAATATCTAATAACTTTGCACCGTCTATTCCATCAGAACCATGTTTTCGTGTACGAAGTTCATAAAGCTTTTGCTTTCCCTCTTCATCCATGTAATCAAGTTGAACGGATTTTACATAGATAGGAGTAGCAAATTCATTAGATATCAGAAATTTGGCAGATACTTTATTTACTATAGGTCCTAAATAAGCATCAAGTGTCATGGAATCTGCTGAATCGCCTGCACTCATTGTTCCTGACATTCCATAACGATATTTAGAATCATATGATTTCACTATGATATCTTTAATACTTTTTGCATGGGTATGATGTGCCTCGTCAACTGCAATGCATTCAATATCATCGTAAAACTCAGATCCTAAAGATCTTAATGTTTGATAAGTGCCAATAACAATGTCAGCATCCTTTTTTACTTTGCTTCTGCCTCCACCCATCATTTGAATCTTAAATTTATTTTCAAATGGTGTACCTTCTGCGTATTCTTCAAATCCTTCTGAAGTTTGTATTACCAGTGAAGTGTTTGGCACAATAATTACATGTTTAAGTGCCCATTTCTTATGTACAAGATATGCAAAAACAATAAACATAATTATTGTTTTCCCTGCATTGGTAGCTAATTCTTGTCTTGATTTATAGTATTTCAATGTATCGGATGCAGCTTGCACTTGGTAATCCCGGAGTTCTCGGTCGCCGCCCTGACCATACCTGGTATCTTTGAAGAATTTCCATAGCCATGTTTCAAATTCAGTATTGTCAAATTCTTGGTTAATTAAATGTTCTCCACCTTCGAACTCAAGATTAAAATTGTATTTTTTACATTCCTCAGAAAGTCTCCACCATAAGCCTAAAGGTATACGATTGTATTTATCAATGAACTTGATATACCCATCCCATATCTTTTTCTTAACCAATGGATGGAATCTCCAGTGACCTATCCTTTTCTTAAAGGAATATTGCATTTGCTCAAACTCAATTTCTGTATAATCAATGAGCTGAATAAATCTTCCATCATCTGTAACACTTGCTTTCATAAACGCCTTCTATATTCTTCCAATGTAATCCTATGTTTAATGCCAAAGATTATATTATCGATAGTGCTCATAGTTGCACTAATATATTTCATATGATTTTCCATTTCATCCCTAACCGTAAATAAAGATTCTAAATCCACACGAATGTACAAGTTTTTTTGTTCTTTGTCAAGTTTATAATCATACCCCGTTCTGTAGAATTCCATTCGTTCTCTCTGCTGCTTACGAATCTCATTATTCTTTTGTCCTATAAGACTTACAAGGTAATGATAATATTCAACTAACTGTTGTCTTGAACTATAAACGTCCACCTGAAGCTCTGCAATACTATTAATATCACGAATCCTTTTTGATAATCCTTTAACCTTATCTTCCCATTCACGCCTTTCACGATTAAAACGCTCTGCTATTGTTTCTTCCCGTTGATCTGGATTAATATCATCTGGATTACCAACAGGCTTAATATTTTCAAATTCAGAAAAGATTGGATGATTTTCCACTTTCTTGTCTTTTGCCATCTTTTTTACTTTTTTCAATTATTGTCACCGGCTTCTTTTTCTTAGGTTCTGTTGGTGTGAAATTTTTGTTCTTTGGTTTTTCTTCCAAGTCAAAATCAAACGAGTGCTCGACAGGTGTAGATATTCCTTTGGATTCCGGTGGTAATCCTAATATGTCTTCATCAGATCCAATAAACATCATACTTTGATTTTGAAAAATATTCACTAAAATTAGGTAACATTATCTTTTTTCTAATTGAATACACCATTATATCGGTTAAATCAATTTTCTTAGTGGTATTAATTCCACATTGCGAATCTTGTATAAACTTTTTCCAAAGAAATACCGATTCATTGTTTTTAATTCTTTTTAACGCTTCTGTTTTCCCTGGGCTATCATAATCATATAACCATCTAATTGGAATGTCAAATGGCCAATCATTTTTTGCTGAACACACAGCTACAGAGTTATTAAATAAAAAAGCATCGAGCGGTCCTTCGAAACCTGTTATAGGCTTATTAATATCAATATTCATGATACCAAAAAGTATCGAAACGGAATTTGCATATTCAAATGTTTCGTCCTCGGGTGTTTCCTTTTCAAAAATTTCGTTGTATATACGCTCAAGTTTGAATGTCAAGTATTTAGGCTTTGCAACAAAATTTCTTATTTGAAATCCTAAAACCTTTTTACCATCAGATGTCAAATTAAATATCAGCAGCTTTTGTGCCTTTTGATTCCATGCAAATCTGTTCATATCCATTTGCAATCGCTTCTTGAGATACATTTCTATTTTTGTGCCGCGGGCTTCGGTGTAGCCCATACGCTTTATAAGATCTAATCTATCAACTGCCCATTTCTCTACATGATTTAATTCTAAAAATAGATATGGATCTAAACTACCTATTTTAGTATTTGCTGTTGCGTATTTCTTATGTTGGTCTTTTAGAAAAGGGATGTCTTTAGGATCAACATCTTTATCAAAGTCTTTAAGAAACTTTTCGTACGTGGTATGTTCACCACAATTAAAACAATGATAATTAAAGCCATGTTGATAAACATTAGCTCTTTTCTTCCACGAATCTGTTGCCGAATCCCCGCAGTATGGACATGCAAAATTTAACCTGTCATGTTTAGGTACAACTTCTTGTTTCAATCCATCCGTTGGAAAACGTTTACGTAATATCTCTGATATCTCCGATTGTGCCTTGACAATAAATTCTTCAGGATTTGTATCATTTGTTTGATCGAATGATATGTTGAACACCGAACCTAAGTCCGGTGTTCTTTTATTATCATCTTCTTGATTAGAGGTCTGCGTAGAGGTCATCATCAAAACTAGTATCGTCTAATGTTAAATCACTAGCCGTATCAAGATCGGGTAATTCCGCAGTAGTTGTGGCTGGCGCGGCCTGAGGTTTTACCTGTGCTGTTGGATCATTTACAACTTTAGGTGCAACCGATGCAGATTGCGCAGCATTAGTTTTAGATACTGCCTCAACCATTCGGTGTCCTGGTACTGAATTTTGTACTACATTATTAACATATGATGTAGTATCCTGATCCCAAGGTGTGAAGTCATATTTGTTAAGATCTGGAGAAGCATCTTTCAAATATTCAACTATTTTTTGCATATTCTCTGGAGTTTTTGACATTGGCTCATCATCTATTGTAATAGGGGCAACGTTATCTAAGAATTTACAATCATCGTAGTTATTATATCCTGCAACCTTTTTAATTTTTATGTGGAATGCCTTCCCTTCAAATAGATCAAAAGGAATGTGAGGTGTACCAAACTCAGGTTGCATTACATCTTGAATTTTATTATAGATTTTTACGCCAAAAGGCCAAACCATAACCTTTCCAACCATATCAGGATTGTTATCATCCTTAATAACTTGGATTAGTGTTGACATTGATTGTCTTCGAGAAAAGTTATCAGCTAATTTTTGTTCTGCAACACTATCAGATTTTTTAAGTTTCCAATACATGTCTTGCAAAATAGATTTTTCTCCAGCAGAGGAAGGGCAATCAACATAACGACCTTTATCGGTTAGTGGATCCACCAACCAGCAAGTCCATTTTTTCATTATTGATTTCTTCGGATTCTCGTGCCAAGGTATAAATCGCACGACTGCTGAATAAACGCCCTCTTTACCTTTATCGGCTGTGGGCTTGTAGATGTCAGTTTTACTTGACGTTTGCTTCTGAACTAGATCGTCAGCTTGCAAATTAAATAGATCATTTAGATTTTCCATTACTTTTTAGTTTATTTTGAGTTGTTATTTGAGAAGCTTAAGTTTTCTATAAGGTAATTAAGATTGTTAAGATTCTCGTTAGTTATTTAGATATTATATATCCTTAATTGAAAAAGGTTTTCATATAAGAAAAGAATTTTTAGATATTATTTTCAAAGGTATCTTTTCCTTTTTGAGTTATTTTGAATCCATCTTCATGTTCTTCAAGCAAACCCAGGTTTACCATCTTTTGCAAACTTCCTTCCATTGCAATTTTCATGGCACTGAGACCGACCTCCTTAAATTGCTCAGGTGTTAATGCAGGATCACCATCATTATCAACGTAATTTAACATAGCCTTACCTTCAAATAATTTCCAATAAATATCCTGAGAAAATAATTGATTCTCAAGTATATCAGTTTTCATTTGTTGATCACACTCCATTATATCATGCATTGCTTGAATATATGCCGATACAGTATCGGGTAATTTTTTACTTTTCATTTATATAACTTTTTAGTATAGTACTTAATTAAGTAAAAAGGATATCCTATTAGCCCAATTATGAAAGCACATAATACTATGATACATGCAATTACAAATCCAACTAGGAGACTCACAATCTTGCTAATCGATAATATACGCCTCTTCAATGTATTCATAATTTGCCCATTCAGGTAATTCAAAAATAGGAGTATTATCTGTTACCGTTACAACCCAATCAATCATCTGCAGATTTTATTCCATTTTCCAATAATAGTCTTACCACAGATTCCTTTACTATCTCGACACTAATGTCATGTTTTCTAGCCAATTGTAAATACAATTCGTTTTCAGAGTCGCGGGTTACTGTAAGTTCTGACATCAACTCATCAATCTTTCTAGATGCAACATCTATAACATTAGATACCTCATTTAGATTGTCCTTAATGGTCTGGTGCCTTTCTGCTATTGCCATGAACTTTTGCAAAGTCTCATGATTCAAGCTATTTTTAAGATTTTCGTTCTTTAACTTCATAAATACGTGTAAACGCCTTAATGGTTAATTTCTTCGTTTCTGCAAATATTAAGGTAGCTTCATATTCATCAGTTGCTTTTGTTAATCCAACAACTTCATCCTTTTTGCAATTCCTTGGTTTGAAAAAATAAGTAGGCATATTTTTTAATTTATATAGATTATATACAGAGACTATTAAATAGTTTCTTATTTATCTATATCTCAATGTTATTCTTTTGTAAATAAGTATAAAGAATCCAATATGAATCAATGATATCATCGACCGGTTTTATCCAGTCACCAATAGGTTTTCTTTTGGTGGGTTTCTTTCTTAATGAGGAATCTTCATTCTTGGACATTTCAATATAAAACGGATGATCTTCTAAACCAGGTAGCTTATCTTCATGTTCAATAAACCTTTGGACCATTCCAACCTTTCCCTCACCTCTTTTTGCTGCACCTGCAATAGATTTGACAGTTTGTGGAGCATATACATGTAGATTTTTGTAATTAATAATCTGAGAAATCATTTGAGCTCGAGCAACGTATTGATATCCTGCAAGTTGGGCTAAACGATTTCCTTTTGATCCAAATGAAAAACCCTCAAATACTGCAATGTTTTCTTCGGTATCACCTTTGCCTTGGTTTATTGTTTTGCACATTTCAGATAATGCTATTGCCTGTTGCATTGCATCATCAGTAAAACCTTGGGCGTCTATAGTAGAATTACCTATTGCTTTATATCTTGGGTGATCCCAAGTATGAACATTATAGTTTCGCAAAGTTTCAAAAAATTCTGGTTTTGCAACATGATTTCGTGCAAGGGTTCCAAAGTGAATACCATCCTCATTAAGAATACATATACCAGGAGAGTTTATAGAGTAGTCAATTCCTACTATCATTTAAGTGATTTTGTGAGTGCAGCGCCAAGTGCAGCGCCAACTAGTCTCGATGTAAACATATCGTAAAGTATGCCCTTTTCTACGCCTAAAGCTTTAGCGATTACCTTTCCAACTGATGGTCCAATAATAAATCCTGCTGCACCGCCAATTAATTTGCTAAGAAAACCCTCATCTAGATTATTTAATCCTTGAATACCTTCAGATTCATAAATACTCATCATTTCAGTATAGATTCTTTCGCCCTCTATAATTTCAGTTGGAGTCCAATCCTCAACTTCATGAGCTTCGAAAATTTTACCGCTTTCAGGCTGGTTGATAAATTGTTTGTAATTTTCCATAATGTATATATCTTAATCTAGTCTCCTTTTGATTTCAAAGTAGTTATAATGAAAATCACAGGTAAAGTTATTAAATTCTGCCGTATTACTTGAAAAGTTTAACTCAAGTTCTGATATTCCTTTCATAAGAATTTGTTTGAACTCAAATACTACCAATTCAAATCCATCCTGGTCTAAAAATGATAATGTCAAATTAGGTAAGAATTCATTTTCATTATCATATGAAAGATATTCTTGGAATTGATCAAACATCATCCAGTAATTAATATAACCTTCATAACTTTTGAATGTCATTTGAAAGTCCTTTTCAATCTGTTTACCTAAACGAAAACCGCCTTTCCATTGTACACGATCTTCATATAGTATTTGTTCCACATTCTCAGTCGAAATTCCAGGAAATGTAAATTGCTGAATACTTGCATTGAGATAATCAGTCACGCTATCATATGGTAGTGGTAATCTTTTTAGTAGCGGGGCATATCTATCCTGAACACCCTGATAAAGAAAGTTCCGTGGAAATGAAATTATGTAATTGGCGTTTCTTGAATTAAGAATCATTTATTGGTTTGAATATTTTCAATGTTAGTATTAGGATTTGATGGTTTAATAACCTTAGGTTTCATCCTCTTAAAACCTATTGAAAGATCCAATGACTTGCCTGGTACTTCCCTCATTCTCCAGTTATAAATTCTCCTTTGTTTAGGTGGCAACTGTGAAATTAATTGTTGTAGATCTAATATTTGTTTACTAATTGCAGCAGATTCCTCTGCAAGTTTTTGTCGCTGTGCATTTTGTGCCTGTAAAAGAGTTGCAGTTTGCTTAGATTTCTCCGACAATTGTTTCTTGGATCTTTTTGCTGATAACACTCGCTCGCGAACTATTTCAGCTTCTAATTCTTGATTTTCTATAATTGTTTGCTGTAATGAAGTTTTCCTAGTTGCTAATTCCTCTTGCTCTGCGCGAAGTTCTTTTAATTTAATTTCAATGTCAGATTCCCTTACATCGGTCAATCTATTATTAACATCCTCTCTGTTAACAAAATTATCGTATTCCCCTTGATATAACACAGTTTCGGTATCATCATTTCCGCCTCTAGAAATTATATAGAATCGTTTATTATCTTGTTCTAATATTTTAGTGGCATGTTCACCTGTAATCAAAAACTCAACTTCACCTGCGGTAGGATCCGTTTCATTATTAATTGATTGCTCAACATACAATTTTGTTCCATCATCATATACAAAGCTTAATAAGATAGAAGGCTCTGTAGTTAAGTCCAATTGTTCTAATACATTATCAGATGGGCTTCGATCAAAAACCTTGAATCTTATTAAATTATCAAATTCATTAAGTAGAATAATTGCACTTCCCTGTCCCCAAATATTATCATCAAGTTCCTGTGCATTTTGCCCAATTGTAGAGATGGAAATATTAGTATTATCGTAGAAGTTCGGAACATATTTAGTTGTGACAATTGTTTTGAATGTACCAGGTGAACTTTGTTGAAATGATGTTGATGATGCCTCTTCTTCCCCGCTAACAATTTTATTGTAAACTTTCATGGGTCTATAACCCTGTGATACTGTGATTTTCTCAAATTCTTTGCCATACTTTTTAGGGTCAAATGATGTGACAGATGATTCTCTAATTATTTGTTGACCATCGGCACGATTCAAAAATCTCATTTTATAGTCAATTGAGAAGGATGATGCAATGTCAGAGTTAATAATTACAGGTCTAATAAGATTAGGCTTATCATAATCAACATCTTGCATTATTGTCATATTATTTGTTCTAACTGGTATAAGACCTAATTGTTCAAATATATCTAATTGGTGGATGATGATCCAATCTGCACCGCCATCATTAAGGTTTGTTATATAATCACCTGGAAAGCCATTATCCCATGTACCATAATACTCGAAATAATCGCCCTCATCGCTTTCTTTAATTGTGGCTCCAAGCAATCCAAATTGATCTGCAGGTAAAAATGATAATTGATATTTATTGCCAGTGACAAAGAATTTATTACCATTGGTAACAGTTGTTTGTGTAATTTCATGCAATGTAAAGTCAATAAACCCTTCCTTAACAAACCCTTCATTATTTGACGAATAAATATAACCAAAGTTTCCTGGGTTTGCAGTATTTGCATAATATTCACTTTGAATCCAGCTTAAAGCAGGTATCTTAAATTCAATATACTTATCATATAGCCTATCGCCAATGAATAAAGGCGTGGTATTGAGTTTATAGTCATTCTCCGATGATAGAAATGTAAAATTGGATAAGTCTACTCTCTTTCCGCTCCTTTCATTAATACTTATCTGTGCAATTATTCCATCTAAATCTTCTAGGTTAAATCCTGATACAATATGAATTTTTACCAGGTCATAGTCAATATCAGATGTTAGATTGCTAGATTCGTTTGTTAATGTTAGATTGGAATCACTGTTAATTATAGGTATAATTGAATCAATATCTAAATAGCCCCATTTATTTCCTACAGTACTTTGGACCGCGGAACTTTTATCCTGAACGTTACCAGTTAGATTGAGTGCAATATTGCCATTGACAAATTGAATGCTCTCATCATAATCATTAGTAATTTTATATGCACCTGCAACATTATTTTGAATTGTCTCACTTGCATATTCATATTCCAATAATGCCCAATCTGTAATTTGTACGTATCTTGATGTTGCCATTTTTTATCTTATTTTTTGAAATTCCATTGCAAAATATTGTATTGCAATCCTATCCCAATCTGAACACCAGAACCCAGTGTAACCTTTTGAGGATCAAAGTAAAATCCATATCCACCATATAATCCAATTGCCCATCGCTTAGGTGGAAAAAATTTCTTAATTACGTCAGAATCTCGAGGATCAAATAGTGCACCTTCTATCGAGGTGGGTACAAATCCTGGGTAATCTGACTTAATAAATATCTCTACCTGATCATTAGAATTCTCTGTTAATCCAGTAGTGAATGATAATCCAATTTCATCTGCTAATATTCCAAATTCTTTAGTTGAAACATTAAGCCCAGTATCAACTTCAATAATATATGATCCTGATAAGTATCGATAGTTATCATTGTTATGTATAGTACTATCTGCCCAAGTAAAAGGTATTATTCTAATTGAGCTATCTTCACTAAAAGATATGTTATTAACATCAATCTCAGGTTTAATCCAGACTGTATCATGAACAATCTTGGTAACATATTTTGTTACAACCAAAGGATTATCTTTGAGGTGTTTAACCTCATCCTTTAGATCCTGGTTATACTTAGACAATTCTTTTTCATTTGCAATGTATGCAAGTTTTTCATGGACAAGATCACCATTTTTAGTCTCATATGTTCTTATAGTATCCTGTAATGCAGAAATATTTTGCTCATATTTGAAAACATCAATGTCATTTTTACTGCAACCCCTAAAAAATATGATGACAGCAATTAATGCTATTGCAAGGATGTTTCTTTGTGTTTTAGGTTCTTTTAGAAACTCTAGTATTTTTTGTAATATTTGTATCATAATTAGTTTTTAAGTTGGAGTACCAGAACATTGAAAGTTTACACCTGAGAATTCAATCCACGACCCAACAACTGTCACGCCCACGCCATTAATGCCAAAGTTATTTGTTGCAAAGCCATATGAACCTCCTAATCCTGTATCAAATCCACTAGCACTATCTAACCAGACCCCTCCAGTGACACCTATTCCTATTGTTGCTGTCATAGAAAGGCGCATGGATCCAATAGAGGCCACTACTCCACCCGGTGGGCCAACAGCAGTTACTTGTAACCATGCACTAACATTAAATAATCTAGGTTGTGCAGGGCGATATCCAGGTGGTAATGTCATTATGACATTACCGAGGCCACTGCTCCACCCAAAGGCATTTGTCAGCCTTATTCTGCCCTCCATAAATACTCTACTACCCTCTCGATAAAATGAAGGGTCAAAGACAATATCCGGAATCCAACTAGCATGTAACTCTGCACCACCAATATTATTGATTTTAGTGCCATTATTATCACTGTTGATAAGCCTGCAATTAGGATCATCAACCTGAAAGGTTGCTTGGTCTGGATTTGGTTGTTTAACACTAACTATCCCGTTGTGATCAGGACTAACAGTGAGTATAATATCGTCATGTACTTCCGAGTTTGCCGTGCTTCTAGTTATTGCCATAATTTTCTATTTTCATTTTTTTATATTGGTGGGTTATAATCATTGCCTTCCGCTGCGTCCCATAGCTTATAGCATGCAACATGCCATCTTCCACCATTATCCGAGAATGTAATTGTCCCTGCAGCAGAGTTACCTGTATCGTTGTGCCTGGTATGGTATGTAACATCATTTGTTGTATCATCATATTCAGCATTATAGCCTACATATGTATTACCACGGGCACCAAGTGTATTTATGAGATCATTGTTAAATGTACCTATTGAAATAGAATCTTTTAACTGTTCTGTTGAATCCCCATATTTGAATTCCATTATCGCGGTACCTTCAGGATTTGAAATTCCAGTCTCGTATGGATGTAAGATGGATCTTCCACCAGGTGTCATTCTAAATCTTTCTTCGTCATCTGTCCATAGCGATAAATTACTAGGTTCGCAATTTTTAATAAACGCATTACTATCCAATGTTCCTAGTATAAATCCTCTGTTTAATGCATAACCAATTGAGCTATCTGTAATTTGAATACCATCTGCAATACCAACACTTTTAGTAATAACTTGGCGATAGTTCAAACCCAAAGCATCTAATCCTACTGCGGGGGCTCGGCCAATACCTATGTTTCCTGTTGATTGAATAATAAACATATCGCTTGTGAATGATGGTGGTGGACCAGGACCTCCTGTTGGATAATCTATGCCAAGTACTAGATTTTCTCTAGCTAGCAGGGCACTCCCAGGCACGATATTATTGTATATAATTCTTCCGGCAAGATCATCGGATGCAAAGGTAAGCATAGATTCCTTAGTTGAAGAGTGGTCTCCAATAAATGACCATTGAAAACCTTGGTCCCTAATAGATAATTTCGGATCCGTATTGGCATACGCAGATACTGTTAATGGCATATCCACGGCTGCTGGTATTTGATAGTGACCAATACAAGTATCGCCCTCAATAGTAGCGCCCCAAATTGGTGCCGGCGTACTTGTATAATTTACGGTTCTTGCTATTGTCATATTACCATGAACACCTAGCCTAGAACTATATAATTGATCTCCAATGAACACTCCATGATCACCAGAATTAATAGACCCTGCCGTACCTGAGATAGTTCCAGACATTAAAGATTCACCAGGCTGTAATATGATAGGTTTAAGTGCAGATGATGGATATACCCCGCCTGATATTCCATAAATAGCAGGATAAGTATCGGTTGGTCCATCTTTCGCCATTCCAATACCTAATGTTACTGATGATTCAGCGCCTACTGTTCTATTATTTCTAAATCCAGCAATACGCTTAATAGTATTTCCTGTAGTTTCAGGTTCTACTGTAAGTTTATATAGCCGTGAAAGATTTGAGGCGGATGTTTTAACCCCGTCATTAGAAGTAATATGAACATTATTAGGACTTATTCCAATTACATGATCTGTGGCTAGGTTTACAGGATCTACTGATGATGCAGTTATTCTATCATGAACATATGCGGAAATACCAGCAACGCCTGCATCAGTTTTAAGAAGCTTGATTCCGAACGAATTATAAAGATCATTGGTTGGGTGAATAACTTCTGCTGGATTACTATATGATGAAAATGATAACCAAAGACCTAAATCCGTGGATGAATTTTTGGATCCATTACGATCAACATCCATAAACGAAAATGATTTAATAGGATCATTTGCAAGATCCGCAGATTTCATGAATGTTAGATTTTGCGATGTGGAAATTGTATACGGCACATCCAACATAAATAATGTACTATCCGTTTGACCTACACCGTTTATTTGATTGCGCAATGTTAATACAGTTGATTCCTTTGATCCATCTGTTAATTTTCCATGTAAGAATCCAAAACCGTTATCTCCACCACCTTCTGAATTTAGAAATAATGTAGGTGTGAAAAATTCCTGTGTCTGGTTAAATATTGCAAGATCCGTACCTGAGCCATCCACGTTATCGGAAATTCTAAGAGGGACCACCAATGATTCCATTCCTCTATTATCAATGCTTAATTTGAATGCTGCTCTCTTATACCCAAAAACAGATCCTGTATTAATGCCTAATGTGGAAATATCATTATATGCACTTGATAAAAATTGGTTAGGAGGCACTGCACCGGTCGATGCTTCGCCAGTTAAAGATAGTGTACCATACCTATGTGATAACCGTAAACCCTGGTCAACAGTATCATCATTGTTATTATATAGGGTATCTGTTATCCAAAATTCGCCTGCAGCCGCGACAGCCAATGAAATTGGATGAGCTTGAAAAACATAAATTCCACTACCTACAGGTTCTTCGTGAATATCATAAAATACACCTGCCGAATTATCTATCCACACATCACCTGCATTATATCCTAAGGCAATTGCTGCGGCAGCACTTGTGGTAGTTGCGGGGTTAGGATCACCTGCATATTGTGAAGGCCAATTAGCATCGTCATCAACCAATGTAACTTTATTACCATTGGAACCTGCATCACCTGCAGGACCTGATTCTCCGCGTAATCCTGGTAAACCAGGAGGTCCTTGTGAACCTCGACTTCCTTGTGGTCCGCCACCTACTGTGGCCAACTGTGCGAAGTTCTGGTTAAGCTTTTCAACAAGCGTACCTATATCGTCCCCACTAATAAGTTGTTGTAAGTTTAATGTTGGCATTGTATTTTAGTTTTTTCCTTTATGTATATATTCATATTCTTTCTAAAGTTATAGAGAAAGAAAATGATCTATATTTTTTTGTATCAATTTCCTGTTGAATCTCAAAGTAATAATCCTCTATTTGATTTATTTTAGAGTCTTTTGTAAGAATATAATTCAACGCATTTTTCTGTGACTCTGTCAAATCAATTCTGATAATTTCATCAGTTTCTTCATCGGCATCAGATTTTACATAGACAGATACGTTGGTTACAGTGTATAAGTTTAGAATATTTAATCTAAGATATTCCTTAGTAGCTTCTATTATTTCATCATCTGTTAGCGTGGCAAATCTTGTTATTCCTAACGCTTTAAGTTTTAGGAATTCGTCAGTAGCACCGTTATCTATCATTTCACGGATTAATCGTGTATCCGCAAATAACTTAATATTGATTGCAGGTTTTGCAGAGTCTGGTAATATGGCTCCTTTTTTACCATCGGTTAGGGTAGGTATATCGGTGGATAGTAGCGGTGTTGATAGCTCATATGTTATCTCAGTATCATTAAATGTATTGATTTCGTATACTTTAGGTGTGTTCATTAATTTACTCCCAAAAAATGATTTTTGTTCCTTAAGTTCATATGTGCCTTCCTTTGGATCTGAAGATTCGGTAGAAATATAAAAGTCATAGTAATTATTGTCCCAGTTACTATTGAATGCAAAGAAGTTTTTATTATTTATTGCAACCTCACCAATTAAAGGATATAAACTTTTGTATTCCGATGTCGAAGATATTTTCATTAATTGCCCATCAGAAATCTTTGAGTAAAATAGATTGCTTAATATGCCAAAGTTATTATACTCTATACCAAATCTGGTATTGGATAATAAGTAATCAATGTTATAATGATTAGTCATGGTAGAATCTTCCCTAAGCCAATAATTAACAATAGGTAAAGTTTTTGGTTCAAATCTTCCGCGATGTCTGAAAATGGTTTCGGTCTCGGATTCATCAATAATATCAAAACCTACTAAGCTGGTCTCTTGATAAACCTCTGGTTTATCAAGATCTTCTATAACCATCAATCTATTTTGTTTATCTATTCTATCAAAGTCAAGTAATTGGAAGAAATAGTTCCCTTCTACTATTCCAGAATCAGTGATAGTATTATAGGTAACTGACCTATCATTACTATTAATTTTATTCAAAAGTTCCCCGTAAGAGATTTCCTCCAATCTTTTATTAAGATAGTCTTTACCCGCAGAAAGATACCATGCATTTGCTGATACATAATTATTATCTAATGGAATATTAGGTATATAATCACGCTTTCTTATTGGAAATCCTGCTGGGCTACGTTCTGCACCTATCGATGAATATGGTAGATTAAAATCACCTGCTATAGTTATTTTGTCAGAATCTATTATTATATTTTGATCAAGCCCTGCTTGGTTATTTATTATGTAATTGAGTGGCAATGTACTAGGATAATCAGGTATGAACTGAGAAATTTCTGAAAATTCACCTCGTTCCATGACATTAATTTTAAGTTGCCCGAAATCTATTGCATCTGGATTATAAAACACATTCATATCATAGTCTTGCCCATCAACAGAGAACATTTCATTTGTGGGGCTAAATTCTTCTGACGTAACCGTAATAGCATTTAATACTCTTGGCGTTACATTTATTGGACTAATAGATGTATCAAATATCCCGCTTAATTTTATATCAGCATATTTAATTAGTCCACCGCCGAAGAAAGAATCAAAGTGTCTTTGAACCTCTACACTGGTTAAATAAGATTGCTGTGCATAATCATCAAGAACTGATGACACATTCATGTTTTCAAATTTAACGTTGGATCCATCTAGTAAATCAGCACCTGCATATAAGAATGTATATCCATAACCACCAGCCTGTATTCGATAATCACTTATGTATAATGTAGTGATCATTAGTATTGTTTTGAACTTATCATTTGCTATAAATTCAATTTCTGCAGGTGGCTCTGTTAAATCAAAGGCAAGGCGTTTGATCCGAAGTATTGATGAGAACTTATAGCTATCATATTTTTTCGAGCTTGGAATATTTTCACCTGTAATAGGATCAACCTCAATAATTCTAAATTTTCCACCCCGAAATAATCCTTGAACCGTTTCATCGCCCTTGACAAAGTCAGTGGTTATATAACGTTGCTCTGTTTTCTTTTCTACTTTATTACCATTATCGCGGTCCAGTTCAGTAGGATATCCTATGGTAAAGTATTTGCTAAACCAATCATTATCATTTTGCTTAAATAGATCGTACCATGATTGTATGCCATTTACAGGTTCTGATATATTTTGAAAGAAATGTGATCTTGAATTTGCTAAAAGATCTGTTGGGAAATCATCTGGGAATTCATCTAAGTAATAAAATTCATGTGTATGCAATCTAGGATTTCTTTCACGAATCTCTGTATCAGGCGAAAAGTTAGTTATTCCAAACGCAAGTGAAGTATTAAGTCTATATTTATTATCACGACAGTCCGTTCCTGTTTGTGTCCATTTATTAATATATGGTACAACCTTTGATTTGACTGCATATTCTTTATTAAAGTTTTCTCGTAATCTATCGTACTCAGATATTAGTTGATCAAAGAAGAATCTCTCAATATCTCCATTTTGTATTAATATTTCCAGTTCATTTTCATCCTCGGAAGAAAAGAAATCGCTTAATCCTAAAAATCCATTAAATGCATCTAGATTCTTATCTAGTGAATACGTGTATTTTTCAATAATGGCATTATCCACAAGACCGATATTACATACTCTAAATTTTGAATAATTTTGTACTTCGGTCATAGCTTTATAGTTTCTATGTAAGTAATTCCATTGTGTCCTTGCATCTACAGGATCTGCGTCAATAATCTTCCCTGAAGTTAAGAATGTGTCATAATAGTAATTAGGCAGAAATGTATTAAAATTAGGTACTGAGATGGTATCATATATTACATTACCTGACCATCTTTGCCCTTCAGTAATTTGAATATTTTCCCATACATCTGTGATTGTATTCCATCCTTGTAATTGTACCTCACCTTGTGTAATTTCATATGATTGATATAATTCAAGTTCTTGATACTCAGATGGTGGAATTTCAAATTTTTCGTAATATCGTAAAAGTTCTGCGTTTGGTGAATATGCATAATCGGATAGAATCCAGTCAAAATCGAAGTCTTTTACTGGCAAGAATGACATAATTCCTAGGGTTGGCTCAAAGGCATCAAATCCAACTATCTTATTTTCTAATGTCTTATAGAACTCAAAGTCTTTATCACTTAACTGAATTATCACATCGGTTGCCAAGTCAGCGTATCCACTTAAAGTTGAAGAATTGTCTAAGATTGGATTTTCAAGATTTGGTAACTTATAAACACTATTACCCTGAACATCCCATTGTTTCAATCTTGAATATTTTCCTTTTTGTGCTTGGAACCAATGTAAAGGATTGATGTTTTCCGTGTTAATAATTGTTGCTGATGATCTTGCACGATTTCTATCATTTCCGCCAATAAATCTTTGTTCAATTGTAGTATCCGCGGATTTGATTACCCAGATATCATTAATGTTATAGATCACACCTGGAAATGCTTCAAGCCCAAATTTAATTCCAAAGTCATCATATGTATTAAATACAATAGGACCTTCTAATACTAGTGATGGCGTAGCAACAATCCCACCGTTTTTGCGTACCTCTACTTGCGCCGATGATGTTTCATAGTCATTGGGGCCGATGCCAGATGGTGCAGCAGGATTGAATGTGTATGCCACTGTTGCAACATCCTCAGTATAAGGTATTGCAGATGTAAATACCATTTCTAGTGTTGTAGCATTTACAGCTGATGAAGCAAAATCAGGAATATATGTAGAATCAATAATATTCTGAATAATTATAATATCTTGTGCAGCACTTATGCCTGACATTGTAAAATCTCCTGGTAATGCAGGTACTGCGGTTTCGGTAAATTGCACGCCATTTATTGTAAATTGCTCACCACCTAAAAGCTGAGAAGATAATTCTATAATTAATTTGTATGTCTTAATAATGTTAATGATTTTAATCTCATATTCATTAGCTTGTGAATCCACAGGATCCTCAGAAAAATAAAGTAAGCTACCATCCGTTGTACCATCCAGTGTAGGTGTGATATCGGTATAATTTCCTGTAAAGTTTGGTTTGAAACCATAGAATTTAACATTATCTATAATTGAATTAAGTACCAATTTACGCCTGAATATAAAGCCATTACCAACAGTTCCTGCCAATTCCGATTTAATATAAACTCGTGAACCATCATTCCATGCCTCAAATGCTTTGTTATTAAAGCTATTAATACAGGTTGTAAAGGCCTGTGCAACAGTTTCTGCGGTTCCTTCAGGTGAGAATGTATTGACATATAGAAATTCATCTGGGTTGTAAACAGGGAAATCCCAAGCATCGCCAGGCTGTAATCCAGTAGGATTTGCCACGCATTTCCACAGTTGCTTATCCTGATTAATATCCACCCATTCTATTTCTAATATTTCCAAGCTTTCTAGAATAGATTCGCCAATAATAGTTTCCTCGAAATCTATTACTATCTGTGAATGGCCCTTGCTCAATAATCCTGCAGGTATTTGAGTTGTAAGCTTACTTATTCCTGCGTAATCGGATATATTAGCCTTTGTGTCTATTAACTGAAGTCCTGTATACTTATGATATCCTACAGTATCAGGTATACCTATTTCAAATTCATTTATTGATTTTATTCTATCAATTACATCGTTTCTATCTCTAACATAAAATACTCGGAATGGATCATCTACACTGGTACTATAAGGTAATTTTCCTTGGACTAATCCTACATTTTCCGGTTCTCCAATTGGACCTATTCCTTGATAATAATCTACAGGAAGGATAATTCCATTTAAGTTTGTTTGATTAAATGGTTTTACTGAGTATGGTTCCGCGTCAACATCCTTTTTAGGTTCTGGTGTTTGACCATTAATATGTTTGAACATATCACCGAATATTTCAAATTTTGCCAATTCAATTTCGTTGATGTATAATCCAAAATACCGATTAATTTCATAATCATTTGCTTCTTCATCATCAAACAAAAATTCTAAATTAAATAGATTTGATGAGATCATTTGATTGCGCTGAAATCCAGTTGTTATGAATTCTTCAAAGTCAGTTATAGATTGATCTGTTCTTAGTGTATCATATAAGAATTCACCCTTCTCGCAAAGAATTCCATCTGGATATGAAATACCTGACCATGTAGATAGCGTGTCATTTTCATATGATATTTTAAGCGGTTGTTCATTAAACCTAGAATCGTTAACCATTTTACCTAAATATTCACCGAGATTTGATCCTGGTCTCATGTCGAATGTGTCAATAATACTTGCACCGCTCATAAATTCGTTAAGAATTGTTTCCTTTGAATTATTTAAGAATGTATCTTGGTTGATAGGTCCTGGCGCCTTAAATATAACAAAGAAATCTGGTAATTCCTTTCTTGCCCATAAAGGTGCAAAAAGTTTGAAATTTTCTTCATAGTACTTACTAGGCAATTGCTCTGCACCGTATCCATAGAAAAAATCATATTGCTCTGCATATGTTTGTTTAGCATTAAGATATTGGTCATCAATTTGCTTAAGATCATACATTATTTCAGGTGATAACCCAGAGAAATATTTATGCAAATCTACTGGATAGCTACCATTAGGACTTAACTTATTTTTCTTATATTTTGCATTTGATAATTCATCATTTGCCTCTATTGTATCCATAAACATTGTCCCGGCCGAATCAATAACTATTTTAACATTCCCACTTAGTTTTGGATTTGTTCTCATTAGCATAAATGAGGATTCGTCATTATTTATACTAGCGGGAGATAATTCCTTATCAATCCAATAATCTGTTTCCCTAGAAGGCTTCTCGGTACTTTCTGGATAACAAAATATATAAGTTTCTTGGAAATCAAACCAATGACCATCCCATAATGTAGATGGTGTCCATTGTTCCTTTTCATGTAAATGTTTTATCCCATACGTTGGCCATTCACCCAATGTAGTGTCAAAGCCTAATGGATTCCAGCCACCATCAAAATATTCCCACGTATTCACATTTAGTTGCACATCACCATCTTTGGGTATACCTGGATTAATTAAGGGGGCAAAGTTAGCAAAGGTTGTTAATGGTAACTTTGGATTTGCAGTTGTGATCAAAAATGTGATCTTTACCACCACAGGTTTATCACCTGTATAATCTATTCTAAAATTATGCTTTTCACCAGGATTTGGCAATGGAACGCCATTAATACCATTAATTGGTTCATCAGTGTATTGTGTAATTAATGCACCGCTAGGCAATAATTCTAAATATCCTAGACTGGATATAGATGATGGATTAGGAATATACTGTTTATAGTCATTAGCTGATGTACCTGTTTCTGGCCCGCCATACCAAAACATGTCATTAGTTGAGGTTCCATAGTTATCGGTTGCCTCTGTATTAAAGTTAGTGTCTTTAAGTTCATCCTTAAGAGCCCTTTGAATTTTTTGTATGTCACCGCCATTGAAGAATACTTGACCTTCATAAGGATCATCTGTTGTACTTGTTTGTGTGTTAGGATCAACATTAATTATTTCCGGAATTGCTATAATATACATATTCTCGGCACCTGCAACAAAAGAGGGACCCGAATGTGTTGCCGGATCTATATTATGAATATTATTCTGAAATCTAAGAAACTTAGTTTGTTTGCCTTGAAGTATCTGTTCATTAGAAAAATTAAAAGAATACCAATTGGCATTATCGATAAAGTCTGCCATTATCTAAGATTTTTTATTTGCGATTTTTTGACTCTTATTTGTTCACGAGATTTTGAAACCTTTTTACCAACTATGTCGATTTTCTGAGATAGGCTTTCCCTTCTATACTTGGCAGTGAGTTGTAGGTCAAAGGAAAATATAGTCTCGTTTCTTACATAAATGTCTATCCCAACCTGTCTTGTGTATGCCAAGTTAATTTTTTTTCTTTTGGCAGTAAGTTGTACAGTTGCACTTGAATCATACCCACCTACAATTCCAGTACCAGTATTACCCTCACCAAAATAGTCAGTCATCCTAAACTGAAAGATAATAGGAATTTCAATTCCATTACCATCGCCATTTTGAACAAATTTACTTGCTCTTACATCAGTACCATCCACAAATAATTGATCAACGGTTGATGGGGCCAAATAAAGGTATGAGCCACAAGTATTCTTACCAATTAGATATCTATCATTATCTGTAAATCCGAATTTATCAGGTAATATGTATTCCTGTGGTAATGTAATATCGTAACCGCCACTAGCTATTGTTGCAGGATATACAGCAGATTCTACATCAGCAGCAGGTATAGCATTCTCGGGTGTGGAATTAATCAATGATAACCAATTACTATTTCCTAATTCTTTCCAGTTGTTTCTATAATTCAGTTGTGTTACCTTAGCACCTTGTAGTTTTGTAATAAATTTTATTGGTAATGTAATTGGCAAATTTTGGACATTAATACCCAATGAATGTCTAAATGCTGGTGTTATTTCATCAGTATCTGTTATTGGAACAAAGCCAAATACATCATCCTCTTCATAGCCATTCAATATAATCTCTGGTTGTTGTAATTCCGTATATGCAGTTGCTAAATCATTATTAAGTAGCGGATGATCGGTATGTATACAAAAATCTGTAATATTACCTGTACCATTGGGTGTCACGCCAGTATATGTCCCATCCCAAATAAATGCAGTTGAGCCAGGTATTGGGGTATCAGGTATAAGTGATCTTAATGTTGGATCATATGATCCGTCATATCTAGTTTCTACTGTTGCACCGTCAGAGTCATAGAATAAATCACCTGAATTAGATTTAAGTCCGATATCAGTATATCTCGCGTATAGAAATTGCGAAGGTAGTTGTTGACTTTGGTGAAAGTTCGAAGATATTTTAGAGCCAGTATTTGTTTCACTAGGATCTATAGAATTATTTACTACGGGTACAAGATCATATCGTCTCGATGCATTATAGTCCTTATCAGGTGGAGATATTGCCTCATTAACCCAACTATATCCAGTTCCAAAGAATGAAGGTATAGTAGTATTATTACCAGGATCCACTGTATTAGGTACACGCTCACCGATACCACCAGGTAACCTAGATATTAATTCCAATGGTGTACTTTCAGCATTTTCTAATAAAATCTTATATGCTGCTGATACAATAGCACCCTTTCTTTCGCCTACTGGTAATGCATCAACGAAATCTTTATAGAATCCTGCGAAAAAGTTAACCTTATCACCGTTATTAATAGATGTTTTATTACCGCTTGGATCTATAATTGTAATAGACAGTTCCCCTTTAATCTCTTCAACCTTAGCTCTTAAGAATTCTATTTCCGTCTGCATTGTTCGTAACTTTTCAAGAAGTGTTATAACACTTCCTTCATCAGTAAAAAATCCCGATGCAATTCTTTCTGCCTCGTGTGCATAATATTTGTCACCAACTGTAAAGGATCTTGATAAATGAATATCTAATCCACGAGAATCAAGTTCTTGCTGAAATGCTACTCTATTAGCCTCATCAGTTGCTTGTTGAATTGCTATCGTAGCCTCATCCTCTGTTATTAATTCTGCTGGAAATTCAATTGTCACAGTTTCCGAATAATCAGATATCAGTGGATTGATTGGCCACCCAGCCTCCGATATACTACGTACACGAATCTCAACATTTTCACCTTTACTTATAGGGATGTCAAATTGGTTTATATTTGTAATATCAGCATTTTCAATGTCTTCGGTTGCCCACTCATATAAACCTGTCTCATCATTGTAATATTTCTTTCTAATATCAGATTTGATTACATTCCAATTTGAATATGTACCTCTTAGTAATTGACCTTCTGCATCAACAAACTCATATTGTTTAGCTTCTGTTGCACTGCCATCAACCTTAATGTATCGGTATTCTTTAATAAACTGAATTACATATTGGTTTCCTGTTTTATCATTTGTTTTAGGTTCTGGTATTTCAAAAAATCCTCTGATTCTAAATTTAGGTTTATCTAGTGCCGATGGTTTATCCTCGCCTAATACTGCTAATTCCTGAACTATCGATGCATATAAACTTGATTTGGATGTCTTCTCGCGTATTAGCGAATCCAATTCATTTTTTACACCCCTGCGTTCGGCATCAGAACTAAATTTAGTATTTGATAACTCTTCCTTCTTTTTATCAATCGATGCGTCTAATTCCTTTATCTCAGAATTGAGTCTTACTTTGTCAGCAGCCTTTTTATTTACATTTTCAACCTCATCAGTATTAAGCTTATGATCATTAATTCTAGTTACCTTCAGATTCTCTGCATCTAATGTAGGTGCAGTTGGTGTTTCGCCATATAATGAAGGTACCACCTTTTCTTTCGCTGCTGATAGAAATTGTTGACCGAAGTCAGTAACCTCAGTATTATAGAATTGTTCTAAAGTTTTTTGACCTACTGATGTTGCAATTATTAAGTCATTTGAATAAAATCCTATTCCATCAGACCAATCAGTAGATACTATATTAAAGTTAGGGTCAACTGCCTTAAGAAAAACTATTTGTCTTTCACCAAATCCAACACCTACTTGAGCTTCCCTTGTGGCAAATTTTTCTGAGTAAATTCTTAATGAGTCCACGCCAATAGATATTCCATCATATCCTGATACCTTTTTAACTGTTATAGCATTATTAGCAATATCTATTGTATCTACTTTATATATTGACTCACCCGAAACTAATTGGTCATCTACTTTAAGATCAATAGTATCCAAAGTATTTAGCAGACCATCAGAGTATGTTAGTTTATCTAGGAAATATTTTCTACGTTTTGACGTTGTGCCATCAGGATTTTCTTGGGTTATATCTTCATATTTGAAAACTGCGAATGTTCCATCGTATCTAATAACAGATAACGGAAGATCTTTTACCTCTTCATCTTGGAAAAATGTAATATTGTTTTGTTGAAGGCTAATAATAAGATCTTCGTAATTAACATTATTTTTGCCATTATAGGTTTGATTAAAATATTCTATTTCATCCTCTGTTGTTGTATTTAGGATTATTCTTTTGACTAATATTTTATCAGCATCTGGTAATACGTACTGAGAAATGTCAATAGGAATATATAATGCAGGGCTTAGAAAGGATTCAAAGAACCAATTATTCTTATAAGCAAATTCGTCAGGCACAGTTAATCCGGAGATTCGTGTAGGTGCATTGATTAATCGTGATTGATATATTTTTTTGAATGAACCATCAGGCATTCTAATATTAGCATCGGATGAATCCAATCCCATTAGTTTAATCACGGTGGTGTCCAATCTTTGAATTTGTGCTTCAAGATAGCCAAAGCCAGGGACAGTGTAGGTCACATCTTCACCTGTATCAGTTTTGAATGTTAATGTAACAGTCTCTGCACTAGTTCCTACGGCCTCAGTAAGACCTTGGAGTATTTCCAAAACCTGTGTTTGTAACCTTGTAAACTGTGCTAATACTGATGAAAAGCTATTTGTTGTTTCTGCCATCTAATCAATTTTTATTTTAGTCTAAAATATGTCAATATCAAAATCGAACGTTGTTGGATCGATACATATAATCTCAATTAACGGTTTACCATTTTTTGCCTCGAACTCTTCCCAACCTACAACTCCTACCTGTGCCGAATAAGTAAATCCAGTATTTAATACATCGGGTGCATCAGTATATAATAAAAGATTAAAGTTGCCATTTGTATTACTCATATCCAAACCGTTTGTAAATGATATCCTGAAACGCTGGCCTGCTTTCCATGTATCAGGAAAATCGTTAATAAATAATGCAATGTCCCTATCTAAATTAAAGGGTGTACCAGCAGAACCATCTGTTATTTTCATATAATTTGAAAAGTTCATTAATTTCACAGTATATGAATACCTTTCAGGCGAAATAATAAAGTCACTCACTAAACTTACTCGAGGACTTGTTGTAAGATTAAATGCTTGATTATCAGAAGATATTTTAATGAACTGATTTGATGTCCTATCAATATCAATTCCAGGACCCTCTTGGATTACATTTAGGTTATATGCAACCTCTAATGATGTTTGCCCATTATAGATATTTAATATCTCTTCATAGTTTCTTTGGATTAAACTATTAAGTTGATCATTACTTGCAAATATTTCTTGTGACTCATTAATAATAGTCTCAAGATCATCAAGTCTTTGTGTAACCTCCTCAGCAGTAGGATTATCCAATACTAATCCTCTAGTTTCAGAGAGCGTATTTTCAATTTCTACTAGTTTAGCACTATTCTCTTGAAATATTCGTGTGGTTTCTTTTAATTCATTAAGTGCATCGATATAGAGTTCTAACGAAAATGTGTTATAGTCATTAATTGTAGTTTCTACGGCAGCGTCATCTGCTGATACATCGAATTTAAGATTTACTTTTAATGAATATGCATTACCGTTTTCTCCTGTAAGAGGGTTGGGTTTGTATTTTGGTAATCTAGGAATTTCTCCACCACCACCTGTTTTAGGATCAACGTTATCAAGGAAAAGAACACCGAAAAGATTCTTTACCTGATCAACAGGATTTAATGGATCATATAGTTCATAATAAATTAATGCAGCGTTAAAATCAAAGTTTCCAGAAATACCAGATTCTGCCAATTCACCAAATGACTGAATATCCGCATTTGCTGCGATATCTGCATATGTTGCTTCGTTAAACTCCAATGAAATACCATCTAATCTAGATCTTACAAATTCGACCGTTTTTGAAGGCCCTTCTATTTTGAACTTGTCATTTGTTGGATCATTAAAATATCCTTT